AACCGACAACCTGCTTCGTATGTTTCGCAACGAATTGATTGAAGGAAAGAAATATATCACAGCCGACATAGCGCGGTTCGGGAAGGACAGGACAATCATTTGCGTTTGGCACGGTCTAACTATCATTGACATTATTGAACTCAACAGAGCGTCGTTAGATGAGGTCGTAAACAAGATACGCCTCGTAACAAAAGAACACTCAATTTTGTTACAGGATGTGGTCGCAGATGAGGACGGCATCGGCGCTGGAGTGGTTGATTTTCTTAAATGTCGCGGGTTCGTCAACGGATCTAAACCCAAACAACAGCAATACCAGAATTTGAAAAGCGAATGTTACTACAAATTGGCTCAATATGTAGAGGAAAATAAGGTCACTATTTTAGTCAATGGACGCAAAGAACAAATCGTGAAAGAGTTAGAAATGATTAAGCGACACCGCGCAGACGTGGAAGGAAAGTTAATGGTCACACCGAAGGACGTAATCAAGAACCGCGAAGGTATTTCACCCGACGTTGCCGACGCAATAATGATGCGAATGTACTTTGAGTTGAACCCAAGTTATGGACAATACGTTGTCGGATAAAATAATTTAGCATACATTTACAATATGAAACAAACACCACTTTATGAAACGCTCAAAATGACATACGATCGTGAGCGTGAAATCGTCAACTCAATGGCGACGTACTTTCAACAAGGAAAGATATTAGGCGACATTCTTTTGGAACTTTCACAACGAAAGGACATGAACGCAAAAGAGAAAATATACTTAGCTTTGATGATTGGAACAATGATGACTAAAAATGGAACAGATGGCGCAGAGCAAAACTAAGAAAGGTATCTGCGTGTACTTACACAAAGACCTGTGGAACGAGATTGACGAGAAACGAGGTGAGAACAGTCGCAACACTTTTTTAAGTGAAGCAATTCAGTTCTCAATGAAGTTCTTCGTTGACGAATCTAAAGTAAAATTGCAAGAACAAATGTCGACAAAATAGCGACGGACGAACTAAAAACTAAAGCGTGGTTTCTGCGCTTTTTTTGTTTCTCTAATTTCTTTTTATCAGACGTTAAATTGTTAATTTCTTCAGTCAACAACTGTTCCTTCTGTTCATAAGCTACAACGACTTCTTGCAAGTTGTTAATCTTTCTTTCTTCAATGTTCAATTGTTCTGTTAAGTTGTCAATAACGAGCGAATCAGACGCAATAACGCTATCGCAAGCGTTGACTAAATAGACAACATCAGTTTTACGAATAGTATCGACACGAAGAATAGTATCACGACGAGTGCGGTAGGTCGTTTTGGTTGAATGTCTAGCGTTTTCATAATACGAAAGTTGTTCTTTTAGTTCAATCGTTTCTTCAACTAACATTTGATATTCCCCTGCGTTGTAATTTATGATGCTATCCTGTTTTTGTACTTCAACTTGCGTTTCAATTTTCGGTTTGAAATTCGTAAAAGCAAAATAAACAAGAAGCCAAAAAACAGATGTTGCAATTACAACAACAAGCGCGTCGGGTTGGTATTCTCTTTTGTCCATATTAGATAAAATCTTCGCCTTTGTAGTCGGGGTGTTCCTTCGACATCTTGTCGATACCTCGCACCCATACAATGGCAATTAACAAAGTGACTGAAAAAATTGTTCCGATTAACATAGTTTTATTTTTTAGGTTATAAAATTTGACCTTCGTGTATACGCAGGTTCTTGACGCTAAAGTAACCATTTTTTCCGAGTTCCACAATAGCAAATCCGTGATTGTATTTTGAATATGGATTGTAGTCTGGAGATAATTCCGAAAGACAACCGACACCCCAACAAGTAATAAACTTTCCGTTAGCGTCGCGCTCGTTGTGTTCCGCTGTTTGGTGGTGGTGTCCACAAAGCGCGCTTACTTTTGTTTTCATAAACAAGCCACGCGCCACGTTGACTGAAGGAAGGAATTGCTTGCCGAATTCGTGACCGTGAAAGATTGATAACTTACCGATGTTTAGTTTGCTCTTTCCGTCAACCCATTTGATATTGTGTTTATCTAAATGACACAACGATGCAAAGTCAAACGCGTCAATGTCGAACAACTCAGGTGCTTTCACACGCATATAACGCCAGTAGCGTTCTTCGTGGTTTCCTTCTTTGTAGTAAATGTTTGCCGTTGGGAATTGCTGTCTTAACGTGTCTACGAATTGACGCATCGCGTAGAGCTCGTCCTTGAATTTTCTTTTGCGTGGATCTTTGACAAAGTCGCTAATCATGTGACAGTCGAGAGCGTCGCCATTTAGAATAACAGCGTCGCACCCTTGACGCACTCCTTCATTTATTGCAACGGTTAACGCTTCGTTGTCCTGATAAGGAATATGCACATCGCAAAGAATTAAGAACTTTGTTCCTTTCACTTCAACGTGTCTACGCTTTTTTGCGTACGACTTTGGAAGTGTGAATGGGTTCAATGGTCGTGGCTTTGCGTCAAACAATGATTTGTCGGATGCGTGTTTCCTTTCGTAGTTTCCTTTTTGACCGCGTATAATTCGAACGAATGTTCTTGCGTGTTCTTGTGAATTATAAACTTCGGGATATTCTGCAAATAATTTCTTCGCTAACGTTAACGACGGAGTCTTTTTGAACTTACCACAAATTTCTTCAGCTATTGTTCGAGCTGTTGTTTTCGGTGTTGCCATTCTTTGTTTTTTTAGTGAACTTTTCAATCACAGTACCACCGAATAAACCTGCTGTTAACAATGCGAGTGTGTCGTACATCGCAATCGGACAGTCATATTCAGAAAACGTGGCGATGTAACTTAAAAGAATCAAATTTGTTACAACAAATATAGCAATAACTCGCTTGCTCGATACCTTCGAACAATTACTTAACAAAGAATTGAACCAGTCTTTCATATCATTTTTAAAATTAGTTGAACAAGTAACCCACCAACCACACCAGCAGCGGTTGCGATACCACCTAAACGAGCAACCTGCAAACGTTGGTTCTGAATATACTTGTCGTGCTTTTGAACCTTACTCACAAGACCTTCGATTTTCATTTCGTCGTCACCAATAAGAACGTGATAGATGCGGTCTATCTTCTTATTCATATTCTGAAGTTCCTCGTGTATCAATTGTATTTCGGTTTCTGTGTTCATTTGAAGTATAATTGTATCTCAGCTTCACGACGACGAACCAAACCCTTCAACACAACACCACCGCCTTTGTTCCATAAACGAAATGAATCGGCAATGGTTGCGTCTGTTGGATTGACGTTTAGTTTCTTGAATACCGAAGAACGTTTGAAGCCACCAGTGCCGATGTTGTACGCAAGTGAAACGCACGCGCTGAATTGATTTTCGTTGAGCGGTTGTAAAATGAAAGGAGTAATTGAAACGGCGAACTGGTCAATGATAAACTTCGCTAGTTCTTCAGCACGCGCTTGCGTTATTACGTCGCCTTCTTTCACTTTTTCGCCGTTCTCGTAAAACGTATTTCCATATCCAATTGTCCACACGTTAGCGGGACATTTGTACGCCTTTAATTTGCAACCTTCAAAACGCTTTATAAGTGCGTAACCTTCGCTATTAACTTTCATTGACTAATCTTTTTATTTGTTTCTCTTTTCGAACAAGATACTTACGAAATTTTTCTTCGTAGACCTTTTGTTTTACCATGTCTTTCTTGCGTCCCCTTGTAGCCATGTGTTTTTGTATTCGTTATCTGAACCAACCTAAACCAATTCTTCTATATTCGTAAGGTCGTCTGTCGCGTCCGTCGCTAATCTCAAAAGCGTTGGAAGGATACACATTTGTTTGCGACCAAATTTGATTTGTCGTGTTTGTCATGTACTCAGGAAAGTCACTTGAGTTATGACACAAATAATCGACCATTCGTTGCGTGTAAAACATAGCTTGTTGGCGTGCTTGGTCGCGGTAGTTCTGCAAGTCGGTTTGACTTATTGGTTGAGTGTCTTCGCTTGTGCGAATCACTAAACTTCCGTTGTCTGTTTTAACATAAAGGTGAGGAAGGACCTCGTACATTGTCCACCACATAATCATTCTACGCAAGTAATTATCAAGAAGTGTTGCGTACGCGCCAGTAATATCATCGTTAACCACATCTTCTTTAATACGATTGTATAGATCAGTACCTAAATATAATTGAGCGTATTTGTCTTGAGCTAAATAGATAGCAGGGTACATAAGTAATGGGTCAACGCTTCCGTTAATCCATGTATATTTTTTAATATAGTTTTCGTCTATTAAAAGAACTTCAGGTTGTAGTGCCATTTTTTTATGAGTATTTAATTGAACCTCTTGAAGGTGTATTTATAGGTGCAACACCTTCAGCACCTTTTTGTGGCACAAAAGGATTATTTCCTACCCGCTTATCGTTTTCAAGTCCATCGTTAGGAAGTATTCGACCTTGCGAATCTCTTTTTCTAATATAAATTTGACGTTTGAAGAAATGGTGGCAAAACGCCCCGCCTTTCCAAATAAAAATATCGTAGGTGTTTGAACCTCCAGGTCCAAAATCAGGATTAATACTTGGATCTTTACTCATTTTTTCAATATCTTCATATCTAAATGACAATCCTGCTTTTGATAAAGCAACCATTTCTTGACAAAATTCACGACTATTTTCGCTTAAATTCTGAGAGTAAGCATAGCGTAATTTGTAAAGTCCTGTATCTCCAAAAGGCGACCTTTCGTCAGCGTTTGCATAATCGCGAATACTCATATACTCTTGACGAAAGTTTTGTTCGTTTTCTGGTTCTGTTACCTCTTCTTCGCTTATTAATTCCCAGTCGTTTAAATCAACAACTTCGCCTTTTTCTTTTAAAGAATCAATCCAAACACGACCTTGCTCATCAGAAAAATCATTATTAGCACCAGCAACTACTTTTTTTTTTAATTCAGCAGTTTGAATAGTAGGTTCAATAACTAAAACTTCTTCGTCAAAAGGAGAGTTCATTTCAATGTTTATTTCTCCTAAAATTGGAGTAAAAACACGCTCTATAATTCTTTGATAAGGCTTGATTACTTGGTTGTTAAATATCTCTAATCCAACAAGCATTTCGTCTTTATTGCTTCCAAAACCTGTCGTGTCGCGTATGCCGTGAATAAGTGGTGAGACTACACGGTGTCCAACCATAATTTGTTTGGCTGTTTCCTCGCTTAAAAACTGATATTGTTTGTCAGCATCGCTTAGTGGAAAAGATTCTATTTGTGGTGCTCTTGCAGGATCTTCATTAAATGTCATTAAAAACTTTCCTGCGTTACTCGCGCCGCTTAATCTTGTTTCCCACTCTCTACGTATTGCCTCTCGCTCTTCTTTCTGAGGTATTCCATTTAAGAAATTTATAATGAATGAAGGGAATAATCCGTTTAAGATATTGTTCACGTGGTACAACCCCATTTGATAAGACAGTTCAACGTAATTCAAAGATCCAAAGTAGTCAGGTTTCGCGTAATATGAAGAACCTGCCATCATACCATGAGCATAGATAACTTGTCTAGGCTGCTCTTGAGCAATTGCAGGATCAAAAGAAGGAATAAACTCAGGTTTGCCTCTTTTGCTTCTTGTATTTGCCCAATCTTTTGAGTAAAAAATTCCAGTAAT